GTTCTTTCCTTAATGGAAATAACTTCTTGTGCTTGTTGTTCTGTTACATGAATTGCTTTTGATAACTCTACAGGTGATTTAGCTTGTTGTTGTGTAATTACAACTGGCTTTTCAATCTGTTTCTGTCTATACAGATGATAGCATCCCATACATACCAATATAAATACTAGCATCGGAATTAGCACCTGTATGGTGCGTTTGTGTGTTTTGATATAAGTTAGTATCTGACTAAGTATAAACACGCTCTTATGCCCCCTCTACCTCTTCCATTAGCATTTTTAACGCCTTAAATTTCTCATCCGCAAATCGATTGTTTAGGCTTTCCCTTAATACGCTACTATTCCATTCAAGGCTCATACACGTATCATAGATGCCAGCTATAAGGTCATAATCAAAACGCTTATCATCAATATAGGATAAGTTAGGCAATTCAATATTCAATGCCTTTTCCATTAGCTTTAATGCATCATTGAACATATTAACGATTTCGCCAGTACCATATTGTACCGCTCTGCTCCATATAACATCCTTTAATGCATCAGAATGTTTTTCTACATTAAAAAGATTTTGTCTTAGATACTCACACGCTACATTGTAGTATGCGGACTTAATATAATCGTGTTGCATCTTTTCAAAGCCTACCGCATCAACTGTACCTAACTCTTGCCACTTAGCAATGAAACCATCAGAATTGATTTCACCACTATCAATCAAGGCTCTTGCATAGTCAGTATAAAAACCACCTTGTTTTAAACCCCAACCAAGGAACACATCAACACTACCACAATTACTTGCTAGTTGATATGTGCCATAAGAGATACCGCCAGCATCATTTATGCCACTAGATACACACGCTGGATCACCATTACTTTCATATTCAGCACTCAACTGTCCTAATTCAGCCATTGTAATTACTCCTTTTCTTTGTCATTGCTGCCCCCATTCATATATTGGGAACGCTTAACACCACCAGTAGCGCCAATATAACCACCTAATACACCAACTATTACACTTGCCAAGTCCTTTTGTTCTAAGTAAATAGTCATGATTAGTGCAGCCGCTAATGCCACTAAGGTTATAGTGTCCTCATAATTAATTTTCATTTAATCGCATCCTTTATTGATTTTACGAACGCTATCAACTCTTTAACCAATTTCATCGCACGCTTAAACCATGCACTTTCCACAAATTCAAGTTCAATCATATTCTCCACAATAGATGCTAATTCAACCATGATAGGTACTAAGTACAATAATGTAGACAAGAACACATCAATGCGACCTAACATAGGAATATCCACATCCGGCAACGTTAATAGGATGAATGATAAGAGGAATAGCCAAGGATAAGATTTAACTAATTTCTTAGTCATATCTGCTCGTAGTTTTCCGCTTACAAGAAATCTGCGTTGATGTCCATCGACTTCAACGCTTGCCCATCCTCGCCATATAATCGCAAGGAACATATTCTTAATGGTTAATTCTCTCTTTGTAGCTAAATTAAAATTGCGTGCCTCAACTAAGACACGCAATAATGTATCAATAAAAACCAATACAACACTTGTAAATATGGCTAGTGATATTCTCACCGCCTCGTTTACACTAAAAACTTCGACCATAAAAGATGGAAGAAAAACTTCAATCATACTTACTCTCCAATTCGTTCTATCTTGATTTTTAGTAAATGTCTAGTGAGATACACCCCATCTATCCATCCATTAATATTAAATGTTGCTTTTTGTGCAATCTCTGTGTTATTCCCTAAACTAACATTCACTTCAATATCCCTTGATGTGTCTATTGTAAATTCATTTGTTTTATTATTTTGTCCATCAACAGTTGCTCTGTATTTACCTTTAGGCAAGTAAACAAACATTTTTTCTGTACCCCTAATATCTGTAGGGTACTTTTGCCAGTTCCAAGTACTAAATGATACAGGGGTTGTTTGAACATAACTCTTGCTACCATTCGATGTACGTTGCACCACAAGGGCGGTTTTATCACCGCCCAATCGTGCATAATATGTTTTTCCATTAATAACTATTGGCAATCGTTTTTCGCCTACATCACGCAAGTTATCAGTCAGTTCAAATGTTAGTGTATCGTTTCCTTTCTTAACTTTTAAGTTAGGCATTATTCAACATACACCTCATTTCCACCATTAGCACTCCACAATTTCAATCGACTATTCAAGGATGTTTGTACTCTGCCCCAGCTTTTCCATGTATTCGCCATAAACATTCGGTGGTATGTTTCACCATTGAACGCATGGAATGTTTGGTCAATCATTGCACCTTTGCCAAAGTTCATTACAATTAACATACCTTGTTTATGCGAACGTGGTGGATTATTAGCACCACCATCAAAGTTGATTTCAATAGCACCTTGTTCTGTGAATGTGTTCCAGTCTTTCGCTGCATCAACTTTAGAGTACGGAAAACCTAATTGGTCTACTTCCGATTTCTTAACAAAGTTATCGTCTACATCCTTTTTCTTATAAATAGCCGTTCCGTAATGTTTGGTAGTAAGTACTGTGAAACTATCTGTACCATCATAGTGTTTAAATTCCTTACCTTTAATAAACGTATTAACGGAGTTATCGCCAAGTTCTACGTTACCAGCGGTAGACACCTTAGCCATACCAACACCATGACCATCAGGTTTATAACCCTCAATCAAAATGTTATTAGCCATTTTAAGTGCGCCATTTAATGTACCGCCTGTTAGTTTAAGGTAATCAAGCGTTGCCAATCGTGCAGTATTGATGGAGTTTTGATAGTCCTTATTTGGATCACCAACATAAATATCAACTTGGTGTCGCTTGTTTGGTTTTTCTGTTAAGACCGCAAAATAGAATTTGCCGTTGTAATAAGCTATATCTTCGATTTCAGTAGTTCTATTGATTTCAATAATCTGTTTAACTGTGCCAAATGGTGTACATTCTACCAAGCTACCAAGAGTTGCACTCATGATGCAGCCATTCAACATGAAAGCACCATTGTTATTGAAATCATCATATTCATAATCGACTTGATATGTTTTTAATTTCTTAAAATCATCGTTGTATAAATTGATTTCACGCAAGCGTTGTTGACCGCTAATAGGTACGATGCTTACATAAGTTCGTGTGATTGGGTCATAACCAATATTAAATACACGTTCATTCAATGTGATAGTGCGTTCATATTGCATTGTGTCCGCATTAAGTACTGTAAGGTTATTACCATTCTTCAAGCCGTTTGCAAGATAAATCTTATTAGTGTTCTTGTTGTAGCACATAGTGTTACAATGCCCCATCTTATCAGGGTCATTAAACTTATACGTACCTACAATCTCAAACGTAGATGAGTTGAGTTCATAGAATATTTGGTTGTTGCCATCTCCACTAATACAAGCTAACACGAATACATTCTTTTTATCGTTGTAGGTAAAACCTTGGCATTGATTGACCTCATCGCCGTATTGAATATTTTTTACAAAGGCAATATTAGATGAACCTTTAAGCATCGGTGTTTCAGTAGGGTAGAATGGTTTTACATTGTTGTATGTACCCATATCCATAACACTATCAACAGTATTGAAAGTTAGATGTTCATTAATCTTGTAGATGCCATTAGGTACTAACAATATCTTATTTTTTAAATTATCGTTAGCACGTTTAAATGCTGCGGTATCATCAACTACACCATCACCAACCGCTCCAAAGTCTTTTACAGATACGATGCCATATAAGCTATCTTTAGGTACAAACTTTGTATCGGCTTCTGTTTTTGTAATCAAACCACCGCCATTCGGTAGGGCGATTTGTTCAGCTTTATTTGCTGCGACTTCTGCACGTTTAGCAGCATCTGTTGCCTTGATAGCGTTACTTGCAATAGAGGTTTGTTTATTATCGATGTCATTTTTTAAGGTCTTAGCTTGGTCTACAAGATTATTAATATCTCGTTTATCAACAGTTGTTTGACCAGCGTAAGCCTTTGCATCTCTTACTAATCGCTCTGCCGTAGCAACATTAGTTGAAGATGTATCAAGTGCAGTATTAGCGGTTGCCAATTTATCATCAACAGTCGATGCTATCGTTTTGATTTCTTCTCCCAATCGGTTGATTATATCTGCATTAGCATTAATCTTATCGGACTTTTCAGAGATTACACTCATAGCATTAATGGCATCATTAGCAGCCTTTACGGAACGCTCAACAATATCTTTCGCAACTTCATTTGCGTTCTTATCACTATCCACTCGAATTTTAAGTGATCTATCTAAATCAGCTTTCATTTCTTGTAAGATAAGTACAATTTTATCGGTAGCGTGTTCGATGTTCTCGAATGGGTATTCATCAGGCAAGTCCATGTCTTGTGAAATAGGTGTTCTACGCTCCAAGATAACCTTTTGCCCTACGGCTAGTGCATCCCCATTAGCTGGGTAGATTACCGATTTGGTGCTTTCGTCATAATCGATGTTCCCAACTTGTACCGCCTCTGTGCCATCTTCATCAACGATAGTGAGTTTAATATCCTCGATTTGGACAAAATCATATGGGAAAATAAACTTCTTATTTATCCCATCGCATTGATACACTACAGATGGTTTTAGTACTTCTGGTGTCAATTTAACATCCCCTTTCAGTTGTATATAAATAGGACTACCCATTATGGATAGTCCTTATTTATCAATGTTTCTTTTTATCTTTTTTAGTTTTTAATCGTCTATCAAATACTACTGCCATGATTGCATCCTCTAGTGATGCATCGGTATCTGTGAAACCAAATTTAGCTAATGTCCACAAGCCATCAGTTACAGTATCACTAAACCCAGTTGCTCGGTTTGCTAACTGACTGAAACTTTTGCCTACATCTATACCATCTTTGTTTTTGCTCATAATTGCGTTGCCTAAATCGTAGAATTTCTCAACGATGCTTAATGCCATAACGCTATTACCCTTATTAAATACCTTTTCACCTAGAATGTATTTCATTGCCATATTCGACATATCACGGATGATTGGTACACCCATAGTACCTTGTGAGACTAACTCTTCGATAAATGACTTAGCTAAATCTTCAGGCTTATCATCATTGCCATTCGTCATAGCTTTATATGCCATCATACCGATAGCCTGTGAAATCAATGTCCACCATAGCATTTTAACGAACCTTGCATAATCGCCGTTATCCTTACGTGCATAGTTACCCTCTGTAATGATGTTGTACAAAGTATTAGCGTAGGAATAGAATGGAACGAATAATTGAGTGAATGTAGAACGTGAACGCTGAATAGCAGCAGCATCCTTTGTATCACCGCTACCAAATATATCACGTACTGCTCTATCACCAGCTTCAATAGATTGTTGCTCTACCCATTCAGCACTTACACCCTCTTTACCAAATAGTTCAGCTTGCTTTTGATCATATGCAAACTTCCATACAGGAATGGATAATGCAAAGTCTGTTTCTGTAAGTAATCTGAACCCCATTTGATTTATATCATCTCGAATGTCAGCTAACTGTTCTACCTTATAACCACCAACATTTGTATCACCCAAACGTAAACCTTTACCTGCAATGGATAAACCTTGTTTCAAGTCTTTATCCAATGTTTGTATGCGTTCACGCATGAAGATTGATTGACCCAATACAAAATCTCTAGTGTTGTTATAAGTAGTTGTGCCGTGTCCATAGAAACCAATACCAGCATGATTGATGGCTCTAATGGTATTGCCTACACCGATACGATAAAACGCAACAGGAATGTTCAACGCATTTTGTAACGCTACCGATACTCTACCAGCCATTACTGCGGTTGATGTATTCTTTTTCAACGTAAGAATTAAGCGGTCTATATCGTTTGTTTTAGCTGCCTCATCTTGCCAGTTATCACGAACCCAAGTTCGCAGGAATTGGTAAGTATCTGCACCAAATTTATCAACAATATAGTTTTGTAGTTCACGATTAGAGATTAACTTATTAACATCTGTTACCGCTTTACGCATCGTTACATGGTTAATAGCCTCTGTGATTGCATTAGGAATTACATCAAAGTCTAGCAACAATGATTTATCCTTAACTACATCTAAACGGCTTTTAGTAGCACTCATACCAGTACCCCAAACCGCATTACTACTAACCATAGTTTTTGCAATATCTTCAACTTGATTGTCGCTAACAGATGCATTGACTTTAGGGTTATAAACAATAGGGAAATATTGCCCCTCAATGTTTCTACCGCCAATAGAGAATGTCAAACCCTCTACTTTCTTTAATGGGTTACCATAAAGTTCTTCTTGAACCTTACTGCGTTCATCAAAGAATGAATTGATATGATCCCATGTACGAATTACAAACTCCCAGTCCTTATTAGTCATATGTTCTTGGAACGCACGTTCAATTTCAACCTCATTTGCTTTTGTGGTTTCCATCACACGTTGTCGGTTGCTTTCAGTACCCCAGTTAAGGGCAATCATGATTAGTTGCTCTTTAGTTAAGCCGTACAAGTTACCAACTGTATATAGATGTTCATTACGCATATTGAATAATTCACGCTTGGAATATATTCCTACATCTTTCGCCAATCTACGCATTGATACTTCCTTACGTTCATTGAACGCTTGCGTAGCACGGCTGATAGGGTCATAGATGTATTTAACTGCAAAGCCGTTTTTACCGCCACCCATTCGTCTTAGGAATGTTTCAACTTTCATCAACGCTAAGTGGAAACCATATAGTTTACCGCTTACTGCATCTGTTTTAGTTTGGTTATTAAGAATGTTAAACACATCACCAGTTGCACCACCAAATGTTTCTGTAGCCTCACCAATGATTTCTTGTACTGCATTTTCAAACGATATGCTTTTACCCTCATCGTTCAAAATGGTTGTACCCTCATACTCGTTTCTGCCGTTCTTGTACATACCAGTCATGAGTTCTTCTAAGGTTTCTAATTCATTCATTGTGATTGATTTAAACGATTTAGGTGTTTTAGCGTAGAACATTTCAGCTATCCAAGGTTCTAATTGAACCATAGATTGTTGGTTAAGAATAAGTGCATCCACATCAAGTGCGGATAATACTGTATTCATATCAAAACCATCAGTAGGTGGTAAGCCATCATACTTAGTTAAACCCATTTGGTATGCCATATGGGAATAGAAATAACGCATATTAGGTTCAATAGCAATAGGGTTCTTAGGTCTAGTCATGCGTTGTAATTGTTGTTTTAATTTCAATCGCAACTTCTTTGACTTTTCAAAGTTTTCAAACGCTACTCTTGCTCTTGCTTGTTGGAGCATCTGTTCACGTTTATATCCTAGTGCTTTATCGACCTTACCACTTGCCAATGCTCTATCAGCTTTCTTGCCAGCAGTAACCGCTTTATTCTGATAGGTCTTAAACTGTACCGCATTAGAGATAGGTAATTCACCTAACTCTTTTCTTGCTCTATTCATGTAGTCGGAGATAGTGCCTAACCCAGCACCACGAATAGAACGAACATTATTGATGCGGTCTCGTAACTCATCTTTTAATTTTTCGATACGTTCACTAGCTTTTAACTCTTGTTTTTCTGCTCGTTCTTGTGTGCGTTCTGCTAATCGTTCTTTTTGTTCAATAGCACGATCTAGTTGATTAGTAATAGTTGTTAAGCGTTTTGATAACTCACTATTCTTATCTTTTAGTTCGCTCTCACGTTCCTTAGCTTTATCTGTAAGTTCCGATTTTTCATTGTTCAACTTTTCGATTAAGCGTTCCGCTTTTTCAAGTTCCTTTGTTGTATCAACTAGTGCAGCATCTACTTTTTTCTTATCAGATTTAAGAATATCGTACTTAGTAGGCTTAACCTCTTTTTCGATTTCACTTAATTCTGTATCGATAGTTTCTGCGTTAGGGTCTAACTTACGAATACGTTCCAACAATTCCCAGTTCTTCGCTAGTTCACGATTAGTAGACTTTTGAATAATCTTACTTTCTTCTTCGGTTAATCTCATTTGACCTTGTGTACTAAGCAAGATTTCTTCTGCTATTTGCTCGTTAGTTTTGTCTGCATTGTTATCTTTCATAAACTCTGCTTTCGCATTGTCCATTTCTTGATTGATAGCATCGTTAAATGTAGCACCAGCTTGTTCTACTTCCGCTCGTTCTAACTCTTCAATAGAGTTGTATTGTGTATCTTTCAATGCACCATCACCAAACACGTTATATCGTTGATGCTCTTTGTAGATAGGATATTGCTCAATCAATCGTTTTTCGATTTCAATTTGGATAGCATCCTTTTCTTCTTCCCACTCTTTAATTGGTCTATTATCCAATTCTTTCATGAGTTTTCGCATCACACGTTCTTTTGCTTTTTCCTTAACATCTGCAATGTAGGACTGCATACGTGCTTGGTCTTGCTCAGATAGTTGCTTATAGAGTTCAGTTTTTTCAAACTGTTCAAGTTGTTGTTGCTCTGCGTATGCCTCTATATCCTCTTGGGTTGCAAGCATACGATCCATAATTTCCCTAATATCTTTAGGTGGTAAACCTCCTAAGCGTGATACTGCACGATAGATAGCACTCAACCACTTACTAAATCGTCTGAATGTACGTTCAAGGAATTTAGTAGGTGCTTCACCCTCTCTTAGATAAGCCTCAAACCCTCTAGCGAATTTCTCGTGTGCATCGGTATTGATAGTTTCGTTATCGTTCCAACCGCTCCACTCTTTCAACGCTTGCCAATCGTCTTTGACTTGTTGAGGTGCGTTTTCCATTTCAGCCAAGGTCTTAATATCATCAAAGAATACATGACCCATCTCGTGCATGAATGTTGATTTATCAGCAGTTTTAAACAATTCTACAATACGTTCTGTTTGAGATTTAATAGTAGTCATACCATTGATAGATTGATTGTACTTTTCGATAATTTGAATAGACTTATCATCAAACACTACAAAGTTATGAGTAAGACCATGTTTGTATTTAATCCCTTTTACACCTAATTTGTTTAATTCAAGAGATGCTTTTTTGTCGCTACCTAAACGCTCTGACAAACTATTATAAAACTCTTTGCCAGTCATATTGGTATCAGTCGGATTTAATTGTTTGATTTTATCTAAAACGTATTCCGACTGCTCGTTAATTGGTTTTGAGTAATCTAACATTGTGTCTGCATCTGGAATTTCTACATTATATAATGTTGGTTTTGAACCAGAAGTTACTTCAAAACTATCAATATTATCAATTAGATACGAAATTTTAGAAACAATATCATTATAAAAAATATAATGCTTGTTATATTTTTTTCGCTCCTCATCAATAGCATCTAATAGATACTCTTTATTTACTCGTTTGTTATCAGCCTTAGCTTTAGCTTTAGCATCATTTAACATAACAGTTGCCATTCGTTCAAACTTACTATCAACAAGTGTTGGTAATTTGCTAATAGTAAACTTACTGTTTTGTGTAATAAATTCAACGATGCCATCTAATTCATTTAAATTTTTAGTAACTCTATTTAAACTATCTTGCTCATCTTCTCTATGAGATACTAATCGTTTTAATAGAGTTTCTTTATTATTCTCTACATTAATACCACCAAATATCTGATTAATAACAGGAGCATACTCATCAGGTAAATTCTTTCCATTTAACGTAAATTCATTTTTCGATTTACGCTCTACCTTATAATTTTCAGCTACATTTCGCTTTTCAGCAAAATACAAACCCCAACCAAATGCTTGATGCCCTAAGCCACCGCCAATACCACCTAAATCAAACTCATCAAAATCATAAGGCGAACCATGCCATGCAGCTTGTGCATAACCATCTTTGCCATTCATCTTGGCATTTACATCAAATCGTAAAGTATTTAGGTAGTCCATAGCAGTATAACGTGCATTACCAGCCTCACGCATGATTTGTGCGAACACATCAGCATGAGTTGCTACCAATAATGCATCCTCATGTGCTTGTTGTCTGATATGACCTTTAGTGCTAGTTTCTAACAGTTCACGAACCTTTGTATATACTTCATAACCTGCTTTTGTTAGGTTCATACGTAATGCAACATTCTTATCGGCAATTTCAAAGACTTTATCTTTAATAGCCTCTAGGCTTTCGATTTGCATCAACATATGTTCCATATCTGCATAATGTGCATCAGATTGTGCTAGTGCATCAGCATTACCATCAAGACTTTCCGTTGTAGTTGCTCGGCTATACTCATAGGCTGCTCGTCTACGTTCTGCATTTGTGCGTGGTGCTTTACCCCCATGATTAGCTTTATAATCAACTAACCATTGTGGTTCAATACCAGTACTTACCGCATCATTGATAGATTTATCCGAATTGTCAAAATCACTTGCATAGGTTTCTCTGTACTGTTCTTTTAACGTATGCAATAAGTTGTTGAAATTACGTTTAATATTCGTAGGGTCAGATAGTACCTCATTAAGTACTTCACGATCTATGTCAGATGCACCCTCAAACTCATTACGAATAATATCATCCTTGATACGTTCCGCACGTTTAGAGGTGTCATCTTTCAATACAGATTTAGCAACATCTACTTCTTGCTTTGCACGTTCTAGTGTAGCCAATGACATACCACCTCTAGTAAAGTAAGAGGTTTGTTTTAATGCATCTACTGTTTCATCGGATAAGTTCATTGATACTTGTGCATAACTACCAATAGGAATTTCAACAGGTGCATCTGCCTCGATAGCTGCTTTTACTTCCTCTTGCGTTACTAAGCCATTATCTACCATATCACGGATAGCAAGTTGTCCGTTTTCAGATTGTACTAATTCTGCTACATCTACATATTGAGTTGATACCCCAATCTTATCGCCCTGTGCTTGTACGATTTTTCCGTATAGTTCAGGGTTTTCTTTTGCGATTTTATTGGTAGTACTATCTTTACGAACATTATCCATAATAA